CACAAAAAGTAACACACGTTGCTGGTTTTAAAAACAATCAAGAAATGACAAATGAAACTGAAAGTCAATTAGAAATTGACAACGAAGAACGTATCTACAATGCCGTTGAAAGGTTAAAAGTGGTTGATCCACAATTAGCAAGTGATCTAGAACTATTGTGTGAAATGGCTGAAACAGATAAAATGCAATTTAACTTTCTTTTAAAAATGTTAAGAAAATAAAATATGCCGGAAATAAGTGCTGATAAAATAATTGGTAAAACATTATTTGCTAAAAAAGATTTAGTTAGACTAAATTCTAATTTGGTAAAAATTGGTACTATAGTTAAGGGTTCACCAGTCGGGCAAGTTTATAGTTATATACAACGTGGCGGTAATGTTTATTGGCAGTTTATCGACTTTAACAATAAACCGTATTTAATTCTACATACTGCTGATAGCTTTAAATTTACCGGTGATGTTAAAGACGCAGTTCAAGAACAAAAGAAACAAAGCGAAAAGATAGAAAAACAAGAAAAGGGATCAGTACCATTTTACATTGAAAAATATGGTAAGTGGATATTGATTTATGGAATAGGTGCGTATTTGGTAGCAACATACATAAAAAGTAGAAAATGAAAAACAAGGGTTTAATTTATATCATTTTAGCCGGTGGGGCAATTTTGTTACTGTCTATGAAAAAAAAGACGTCAACATACCGTCTTGAAGTTCCGGCACCAGAAAAAATAACTGCTGAACAATTTAATAAGCCAACTTTGTTGCAAAAAGTAAGCAAGACGGTTAAAAAAGTTGCACCAGTCGTTAAAAAAGCGGTGGCAACCGCAAAACAAAGAAAAGCAACGAAACGATCTATGAAAGTTGGTCAATTTCCTGATTTTTGCTAAAAAATATCACAATGACTCCAAAGCATTTGAAAGTAAGTATTAAAGATGAAATTTCAGCCGACAGGTTGAAATTAGCTTACAATAAACAAGCATCTGACAGGGCAAGGTATGAAGCTGAAAATGGTATTTCAAAGTCAACCGGACAGGCTTTTCAAAAATACTATGTAGAAACAAAAGTTTTTTACACTACTGCCAACATAGGATCAGAATGTAATGAAATTACATTCATAAACGGCGGTACAACTAATTTGGTTATTGCTGACGTTCCACTTGGTCCAAATCAATCTTTAAGAATAACAGGAAACAGGGGTGAAATTGATACAACTCAATATAATTTGACTTTTGCCACTCCTATTAATACTGGTAATTTATTAATTGTGATCAGAAAACTTTACATATAATGATAGTTCTGGACCTTTCAATATTGAATCAGAAAGGGACACCTATGTTCAATTCTGATACATTTGCTAACAGACCAGCATTTGGTATTGTTGGAAGAATATTTATTTCAACTGACACAAAGGAATTTTTTAGGGACACAGGCACCAGTTGGGAACTTATTGGCGGTCCGGGATCAGGTACAATAACAGGATCAGGTGCGGCAACGCAAGTCGCATTTTGGAATGGTGCAAGTACAATAACTGGATCAAATAATTTGTTTTGGGATTCAACCAATAATTATTTGGGTATTAGTACAAATACTCCTACAACTGCACTGGATGTTCACCACTCTACCAGTTCCGGTGCTATATTCAACCAAACTACTGCAACCAATAACAATACAATAAATTTTCAAACAAGTGGTTCAGGTAGGTGGCGGATTGGCAACTTTTATACTGCTGGTGCTGATGATTTTGGGATATTTGATGTTGTTGGATCATTGCAACAATTAACCATTGTTAAAACAACTGGTCAAACTTTTATTGGTGCCAAAACTACTGCTGCTGGTAGGTTGGTAGTAAATAGTGCAACTGCTGACAATCATTTACAAATTGTAGGTGCCAATGCTCCATCAATAAGAATAGACAATGCTGGTTCAGGTGGAACACAAAGGTTCGTTTTTGGTCTTGCAACTGCTACAAATAACTTTATTCAAGGTGCTACTGCTGGTGAATTTTGCATATCAACCCAAAGTGCTGGTAATATGTTGTTTGGTATGTGGCAGACTATCAACGCAAGTGAGGTAATGCGTATAACTACTGCAAATAATTTGCTGGTGGGTAAAACGACTGATACCGGTCAGCGTTTGCAGGTGCAGGGGACAACATTAATAACAGGGAATACAGAAATTAGTGCAGGAAACTTATCAATATTCACAACTAACACACCAAGAAGAATAAATGTAAATGTTGCAAATGGTAGTGTGGCAGCTGCAATAGGTATAGAATCATCAGGAACACTGCATTCAGCAATAGGAATTGATACTGCTTCAACTACATTTCTTCAAATTGCTTCAACACAAGGCATTACATTTTATTCAGGTTCAACTATTGGTAATATAGTTACCCAACCAACAAATGCAAGAATGAGCATAAAAACTAATGGTATAATTAATTTATCAAATGTGCCAGGTAGTTCAGCAGGTTTGGTAAGTGGTGATATTTACCAAACTGCTGGTGTATTAAATATTGTACCTTAAAAATTTAAAATATAAAAAAATGAAACAAATTCAACCAATACAAATTTGGGTAAATGGATCAGTAGAAACTGGATCTTGGATTAATGCCTATATAATTAATGACAATTTAAAAGATAGTGCAACTTTCTATTGGGCAATTTTTACTGCTGAAAATAATGGAACGCAACTATCTGCTGGAAATCTTACAATCGTAGAACCGGATTATAGTGTATGGGATTCAACAGCTGATATTAATTTGGCAGCTTACCAGTGGATATGTGATCAACTGGGGTTAACTTTGATCTAATTAATAACAATAAAAAAAAGACAAATGAACGAAAAACAAGCATTGGAAGTAATCAAAGCAATTTTAGACTTGGCAACCAGTAAAGGAGTTTTTTCTAAAATTGACGAATCATTTACTGCCATACAGGCATTTAATGTAATTGCGGAAAAATTTAAAGATGAACAGGATAATGCAAACACAAACTGATCCAACACACATTGCCACGTTTAGCACTATTGTTTTTTCCCTGTTGGGAATTCAAAATATATCTGAATTGGCAAATGTTATTTTTCTTGGTGCCAGTACAATATCTTGTACTATATCAATATTGGTAGGTCTTAAACAACTTAAAAAAAAGTAATATGAAAAGAATACTTAAAAATATTAAAACATCATTTTTTGGTTCTATTGCTGGTGGATCATTAATTGCTGATGGTATTGCACAAAATAACTGGATTACTATTATTGCTGGTATTGCTGCTGCCATTACTGGACTGTTAGCAAAAGACAGTGATGTCCAATAAAAATAAAATTTATATTGGTATAGCGGTTTTACTGATCTTATTAATCGGCAAAAAAGTGAGTGCATTAAATCTAATTAAAAAGTTTGAAGGTCTTGAACTGACCAGCTATGCTGATACAGGGGGCATTTGGACCATTGGATATGGCAACACAATAAACAAGGACACAGGACAGGCAATTAAGCCGGGTGATAAAATTGATCTTGCAACTGCTGAAAGGTGGTTAAAAATGGATGTTGCGGAACGTGAAAAGAAAATAAAGGGATTGATCAAGGTTCCTGTTACTGCAAATATGATGGCGGCTTTGACCAGTTTAGTATATAATATTGGCACCGGTGCATTTTCTAAAAGCACATTGTTAAGATTACTTAATTCAGGATCAGATAAAAAACTTGTTGCGGACCAATTTTTAAGATGGAATAAGGTGCAAGGAAAAGAGGTTAAGGGGTTGACAAATAGGCGAAATTTAGAACGGGAATTGTTCTTAAAATAGGTTTTGGTTAATCATTTGGTGTTTTAAGGGGGAAATTTTTATTTTCCTCTTTTTTTTTGCCTAAAATTTGGTAAATTAAAAAAATTGTTTTTAAATTCACATCGACAAATGATTTTTAAACTTTTAAACGAAAAACAATGAAAAAAACTGCTATTCAAATTCTGTTAATTGTCTTGGGTGCTATTCTAATTTGCTTTGCTGATAATTTATGATGAAGTTAGTTGCATGGTTACTATCATTTATTTATTTGATAGTTTTTGGCATTCCTATTGCCATAGGCTTACTTATAATTTTACAAATTATTTCAATCATTAAATTTTTAAGCAATGTTAGAACAAAAAGAAAAAAGCATAATTGTTCACAATTATCTGTATGGTCTAATGACTTTTTTGAGCAATCGGAACATTCCTTTCACTGAACTGGATGGTGGAAGAATAGAAATTTTTTACACATCAGAGTTAACATTGTTTCACATAGGATATCATTTTGGTAGATATGCTGAAATGCAAAACAATTAATTTTATGGAACTATTTAACAATTTACGTGAAACAATGCTAGAAATTGAATACATACAGCAAAAGATTGATCGTTTACAAGTATGCCAGAGATCCGGTGAAATTTCAAACATAATTATTTCTTTTGATGCTGGACCAAATCGCAAAATATTAATGCAATACGATACTGATATATCATTGGTTAATGAAATTAAATTGCTGATTCAGGCAAGTATTGAACTTTATGAAGAACAAATACAGGAACTAAAATTAAATTTTTAAAAAACAAAACAATGAAAAAATGCAATGAATGCGGGCAAATCATTAACGCAGAAATGTATCAAGACATAATTAGTAAAGTAAGACGTCGAAAATTAAAAAACAGAAGAATTAATAATAATAATTCTGAATTAGAAATTTTGGGTAAAATTTTTAATAAAATAAAGGAAGAATTATTTAATAATCCTGAAAAAATTAAAAAATTAACTGATGATCTAGTAAATGATTTAAATAAAGAAAATAAAGAAGAACAATGAAACCAGTAAAAATGAACGGTTTTATATATTATTTTGAAGTGTTCATGACCGGAAATGAACCATTTATTTTAATGTCAACAACCGAATACCCGAGCGACGGATTAAGCAAAATTTATTTTTTACGCAAATATTCAATGAAGTACGCGATGGATGATTTTGTAAAATATGAAAGCAATATAAAAGAACGCAACACACTAAAAAATAATGAAGTGCGTTAATTGCTCAAAACTATTTACAATAACAATCCACAGGGGCAAGGTAGGGCAACCGCTTTGCCCCTATTGTTTTACCTTAAATAAAAATAAAAATGCAACAAAGAAACAAAGATTTACCAGCAATGCCAGTTCATCCAATGCAAGACAAATTTGGTCAAGTGATCCTTATGGCGGGAATGTCAAAACAGGAAATGACCGCACTGAATATCCTGTCCGCACAATTAAGAAAAAACAAAATTGAAGATCTTTCACCGGACGATATTACCTACTTAATTAAAGAGTCTTACAATATTGCTGATGAATTTTGTGCATACATAGAAAATAAAGGTGAAAAAGAAAGTGGCAGCATAATAATTTAAAAGTGTAACAATGACAAATGATTTACACGATAAACTATTAAGCCGTAAATTCAAACAAAACTACCAGCCAGACGAGGAACAGGTTATTTTTAGCATTAATTCTAAAAATATAGGCTGCCTTCAAAGTTTTGTTTGCTTTCAAGGCATACCGAAATCAGGCAAATCTCTTTTCATAACAAGTGCCATCGCGTCCGCTTTTACTACATGGGATATTTTTGGCATGAAATTAAATTTTCCGTCTAACCGTAAGCGAATATGCTACATTGATACTGAAAGTTCAGATTATGACTATTATCGGGTATTAGATAGAGTCAGAACACAAATAATTGCTGATCATTTGCCGCACAATTTCGACAGTTTTTTATTTAGGGAGGACAACCCAAATGATATACAGCAAATGGTCGAACTTTATTTAAAAGAAAATCCGGACTGTTCAATTTTAGTTCTGGATGGAATACTTGATTTAATTTCAGATTTTAATTCAGTTGAACAAAGCTTTTATTTAATTCAATGGTTAAAAAAAATTACTAAAGTGCATAATTTGTTAATATTATGCGTATTGCATTTAGGTAAAAAAGATCAAAATTCCATAGGGCATATAGGTTCTTATTTAGATAGAAAAGCTCAATCGGTTTTAAAAATTGAAAAAAATAAAGAAAACAAAACGATTGATCTTTCCGCTACTTTTTTACGCAGTTCTGATGAATTTGAACCTATTTCAATTTACTATTCTGGATCAGGATGGGCACAGGCAAACAGTAATCAAGATAAAACGGGAACTTATATTTTTGGTATGGAAAAAACCAGTTTAATCAACCGTATATTATTTGAGCCACGCAAATATTCTGAAATGTTGTCAGATCTTGTTGAGTTTACAGGAAAGGGTTCCACTACTTGTAAAAAACTTTTAAAAGATTGGATATTAGATGGATCAATTATAAAGACTGGTGAATTATATAAAAAAAAATAGGAATGGTTTCCCATCCCTACCTTGACAAATGATTCTTCTACGAAAAACCACTTTCCTTTCACAGCAAAAATAGAAAATATCTAACAATATGAAACTTTACACAGCTATTATTTTTTTTAAACCTGACACGGGCATTCAACCACGAAAATTTAGGAATGTAAACAACATCAATAATCTGCTTAAATTTGCCCTAAAAAGTGGCGGTTGGTACGTCAACCTTTACGACAAGAAAACAAAGAAATTTGACCATCGAGAATACCTCACAGGGGTATCGTAACAAACACTCGGACAACATACAAACTAAAAAGAGGCAAATTGCCTCTTTTTTTATTGTTAAAGGTCAAAGAAAAGTGATTTAAACGAATGTTGGTCAGTTTAGGTCAGTTCTGGTAATGGTCAAAATGGTTCAGGAAACTTGGCTAGGACACTTGCCCCCCCTATAGGGGGGCAAGTGTACCTATCAACTGACCTAGTTTCTGACCTAAAACGACCTAAATTTATTTTTTTGAATATTTTTTAGTAATTTTGGGTAATTATTTGAAAATTTTGAAAATGAAAAATTGGCTTTTAATTGGATTGGCTGGTATTGCTGGATGGTATTTTTTGGGTAAAACACAACTAGCGAATAGAACAAAATTGATTTTTAAAAAACTTGGTTTTGCCAATAAAAAATTTCAGTTAGTTTTCGGTGTACAAAACCCGACAGGACAAACAGCCAGAATTTCAGCTATAACCGGTGAGGTATATTTGGGCGACAAATTGATTGCTGATTTTTCTAGTTTTGGTGAGCAAAAAATTGCGGCTAAATCTGAATCAGAATTAAAAATACAGGCATCACCAACGATCGGAATATTACAATTGATCACATCAAAAAATTGGTTAAAGAAGGGATTAGCATATACAATTAAAGGGACTGGTAATTTTGACGGTATTGTTGTACCATTTGATTATAAAGCAAATTTAATCTGATGCAAAAAAATTTGTTACTTGGTAGATTAAAGCCATTTGGGGGCAACTCTAAAATGTTGGTTAGGGATCAACAAGTACCGGATATTATTTCAGCAATGATGTCCGCACATAAAATGTACGCAAATGAATATGATAAAATTTCTGAAAATTTTTTCACAGGTGATGGTATTCAAACTGCGAAAAATTTATTTCAATTTCTTAAAAAGAATATAAAATATTCAATTGAGTCTGACAAGAATCAAAGAATAATGAGTCCCGCAGCTATATTGTCGTTGTCCAAAAATGATTGCAAAAATTTTGCACTTTTTATCATGGGCAATTTGGACTCATTGAAGCGAAAGGGATTGATAAATAATGAAATTTACTACAGATATACCAGCCATAAATTACTTGATGAAATACCGCATCATGTTTTTGCCGTTATTCACGATAAAAATGGAAACGAATTTTTTATAGATCCTGTTTTATCAAAGTTTAATGAAAAGAAAACATATTATCATAAAATAGATAAAAAACCGACTATGCCACTTTATAGTGTTTCAGGAATAGGTGCTCCTAAAAAGAAAAAAACAGCAAAAGCAATTGATACAAAAATTCAACCAGTTTCTAAACCGAAAGAAAAAAACAAAATTGTTTTAAAGATAGCATTGGCACCGGCAAGGGGATCATTTTTGCTTTTAGTAGGTCTAAATTTTATGGGACTTGCTACTAAATTGAAAAATGCGTTTAATAACCGAGCCGATGAAACGCAAAACTGGTGGAAAAATTTGGGTGGCAACCCTAACGAACTTTTAAGAAAAGTAAATCAGGGAGAAAAAAAGAAACGTATTGCTGCTGCTGATGTGGAATTTGCTTCAGAGGGACAAATCGGAGAAGTTGTTACTGCTGCTGCTGCTGCTACTGCTACTGCTGCCCCTATACTTATTAAATTAGCTGAATTTTTATCAAAGTTAGGAATAGACGTTAAAGAAGTTAGCGAAGTTGGTAAACGAGTTTTAGCAAAACAAGTTAAAAATGTTGTTGAGAAGAAATTGGAAACTGATGCAAAGGTAGAACAAGCCAGTCAGGATGAAATTGATAGAATTGTAAACCAGACAGACAATTTTAATGCTGATGGATCTAAAAAAATG